CATGTATCTACTACATCGGGTTTAGTCCACGCCCTTGATGGCTTGGCAAACACATGGCATTCCGCAGGGCTTCTCAATGAGAACGACCCCAACAGAGAGAAACTAGCCCAGACCATGAGGGGCTGTATTGATGCGTTTTATGAAGACACAGATAAGCCTGTGATCATTGACAAATCCCGTGGATGGCCCATTCCTCAGATCATGGGGGCGATGAACCAAGTTCTAGGTCGTCCTGTCAAAGTGATTGCTACGGTGCGTCCTGTGCCCGATTGCATGGCTTCCTTTGTGCGTGTTGCCAAGCCTGATGACCTTGATGCTTTTATGTACTCAGGTCAGCTTGCAGACCATCTGAAGGCCGCATACCTTTCCTTAGAGGCTGGTTACGCTGTGATGCCTGAGCACTTCTTATTTGTGGTCTATGACGATCTATTGGCTGATCCAAAGGGTCAATTGGCTCGTATCCATGAGTTCTTAGGGTTACCTGATTACGATTACGACTTCTCCAACATTGATGGCTCAAGCGTCAAAGAGGACGATGAGAACCTGCACGGCTACGCAGGGATGCACGATGTCAAGCCTGTGCTCCAGAAACAGCACAATGACCGTTCTAAAGACCTATTAAAGCACCACTACAACCAATTCTGTCAGCCTGAGTTCTGGAACGACAACAAGAGGACGATGCCTGAGTTGGATGACCTTGATCTTCAGGTTGCCGCAGGTAAGATGGGTGACTTTGCTGAAGGCTGGAGACTATCTGAGAAGCTCCACGCAGAGCGTCCCACTGACCACAGAGCCGCATACAACCGTTCATGGTATCTCTTAAAGCAAGGGAATATCGGTGAAGGCTACAAGCAAATGGATCGTGGTCGCTACTGTGGGATCATTGGAGAACGCAGACCAGATACTCCTGCTCCTGAGTGGGATGGACGCTCTAAAGGCACGATTCTCCTTTACTGCGATCATGGTTTAGGTGACCAAATTCATCAGGTCAGGTACGCAAGGGACTTGGTTAAACGTGGAAATAAGGTAGTTGTCTGCTGTTCTGGACAGTTGGCAAGCCTATTCTCTGGCATTGATGGCGTATCAGCCGTGGTACAAGTCGGTGCTGAATACGGTGTTTATCACGACTTTTGGTGCTACGGTATGACTGCTCCCAACTATTTAGGCTATGAGCTTGAGGACCTGAAAGGTGACGCTTACATTCCTAAGCCCAACGTCATCAAAGGGCGCAAGAAGCGCATCGGTTTGAGATGGCAAGGTAACTCTAAATTCGAGGATGACCACAACAAAAAGTTCCCTTATCAACTGCTGTTTGATGCAGTCAGGGATGCTGATTATGAGTTTATTTCCTTACAGAGAGATGAAGGTGCAGATGCTTGCCCAACATGGGTAAAACAAGTACCATTGAACACATGGGAAGACACCAAGCAAGCAGTAGCTTCTTGTGACTTGGTTATCAGTTCTTGTACGTCTGTGAGCCACTTGAGTGCGGCAATGGGGATTGATACTTGGGTGGTTATTCCTGTGATGGGATACTACTTGTACGCTTTGGATGGTGAGAAGACCCCTTACTACGACACGATGACCTTGTTCAGACAAGAAGTGTTTGGTGATTGGGAAGCACCATTTAACAAGATCAAAGAACGCCTGAACGCAAATAAAGTTGAATTAAGGATGGTATCGTGAGTTACAGATATGGCGCATCATACTTAGACCCAGGCTTAAACACCCTTGTTGCACCTACGCCATCTACTTATTACAATTTGTATACTTGGGGAAATAATAATGCCGGTCAATTAGGTTTGGGAAACACAACAAATTATTCTTCTCCAATGCAAGTTGGTTCTGGAACTAAATGGAGTGCAATTGGCGGAGGCTCTGACCGTCAAGGATATGCATTACAAATCAATGGCACTCTTTGGTCTTGGGGACAAAATAATTTTGGTCAACTTGGATTAAGCAATACCACATATTATTCCAGTCCAAAACAAGTTGGAGCGTTGACAAATTGGTTAAAAATATCTTCAAATATTGGTTATGTAATTGCAATTAAGACAGATGGAACCCTTTGGTCTTGGGGTCAAAACCAATCTGGTCAACTTGGTTTGGGCAATATCACTTACTATTCATCTCCTAAACAAGTAGGCGCATTAACCAATTGGTTAAACATTTCCGCTGGATCATATTATTGTATTGCTACAAAAACCGATGGCACACTATGGGCTTGGGGAACAAATAATTTTGGTCAATTAGGAACTGGAAACGCAACATATTTTTCTTCCCCCAAACAAATTGGAACACTTAATAATTGGTTAAGCATAGCCGCAGGTTTTTATTCTACTCTTGCAATTAAGACAGATGGTACTTTGTGGTCTTGGGGTTACAACCAAGTTGGTGCACTTGGTTTAAATAACACCACTTACTACTCTAGCCCCAAACAAGTTGGGGCATTGACCAATTGGAAAACTTTACCTAATAATAGCGAATCAAGTGCCGCTATTAAAACAAATGGAACACTTTGGACTTGGGGTTATAACGGAAGTGGGCAACTTGGTTTAGGAAATACAACCCCATATTCTTCCCCTAAACAAGTTGGTAGTTTAACAAATTGGAGTTCTATCTGTACTGGAACTGGTCAACAAACCCTTGCAATAAAAACCGATGGAACTTTGTGGGCTTGGGGTAAAAATGCAGGTGGAATATTGGGCCTTGGAAATACAACATCTTATTCATCTCCAAAACAAGTAGGATTGTTAACAAACTGGTTTGCAGTACGTGGAAATAATTTCTTCTCTATAGCTTTAAGTATTTAATATGCCATTAACCTACCCATACCAACAATACGGAGGAGTCTGGAACCTGACTAGCCAATCACAGGCTCAGGGGCAGAACACTTGGCCCTATGTTGGAAAACCATATTTATATGCATGGGGAAACAATGCATTAGGCCAATTAGGATTAGGAAATACAACCAATTATTCATCTCCAAAACAAGTTGGTTCACTTTCAAATTGGGCTTTAGTTTCTACTAATCTTTCAACAAATACTGCATCAATTAAAACTGATGGAACATTATGGACTTGGGGTAGTAATAATCGAGGAGATTTAGGACTTGGTAACAGAACAGCTTATTCATCTCCAAAACAAGTTGGGGCTTTGACCAATTGGGCAAGTGTAGCTGTTGGGTCTGATAGTGTTACTGCCACTAAAACCGATGGTACATTATGGGCTTGGGGATATAACAATATTGGTCAACTTGGAATTGGGAATATTACCAGTTATTCAAGCCCCGTGCAGGTTGGCTCTTTAACGAATTGGTCAAGTGTGGCTGTTTCAAGTACTGGATCTGTCGCTTCTATTAAAACCGATGGAACGCTTTGGACATGGGGTTACAATGCAAATGGTCAACTTGGTTTAAACAACAGAACTAATTACTCATCCCCCACACAAGTTGGAGCCCTTACCAATTGGTCAAAAGTTTCAATGTCAAGATATTTTTCAATGGCTATAAAAACAGATGGTACATTATGGTCTTGGGGATCAGCAAGCTTTGGACAACTTGGTTTAGGTAATACAACTTCTTATTCATCCCCCAAACAAGTTGGGGCACTGACCAATTGGTTGCAAGTTTCTGCTGGATACTACTATAGTGTAGCAATTAAAACTGATGGATCACTTTGGTCATGGGGTAGTAACGCTAGTGGTCAATTAGGTTTGGGCAACACAACCAGTTACTCATCTCCCAAACAGGTGGGTTCACTTACAAATTGGAAAATTGTTGTAGGAACAAAAAATAATGCATTTTCTATCAAAACAGATGGCACTTTGTGGTCATGGGGAAATAATACTTCAGGCGTATTAGGTTTAGGTAATACAACTCAATATTCCTCTCCCAAACAAGTTGGAACCTTAACAACTTGGTCTTCTTTGATGGTGAACGCATCAGATGGTTCAAATAGTGTCTTAGCAATTGCAAACATTTAATTTTTTCACAGGAGTAAATCATGTCACTTTTTGTTCGTATTGTTAATAATCAAGTTGTCGACTGCTGGGATACCCCTCCAGCAGAAGGAGTAGGTAACAATGGTTGGAAGAATGCCGTAGAGGTACGTCCTACCATCATTCCTAATCGCCAAGGCTACACAGCCCACACCTTTGATCTTACCAAAGACCCAGTAGAGATTGTGTATGGCACATTTGATATTAGCGTGGATGACCGCAAAGCTGGTATGAAATCCAATGCCGCATTCACATTCCAACAGGTTGTCAATCAACAGGCTAGAAACGGTTCTGCTTATGATGCAAACGCAGTGGCTACGGCTTTAACTGCTATGCAGACAAGAGAAACGGCAATTGATGCTTGCACAACGCACGACCAGTTGGATGCGCTGAATTGAAGCTTAACCTCGGATGTGGCTATAACAAGCTAGAAGGTTACGTCAACGTAGACAATGATGAGAATTGTAAGCCTGACGTCCTAGCTGACTTGGAAGAGCGTTTGCCTTTTGAGGACAACTCAGTTGAAGAGATCATACTGAATCACGTTCTTGAGCATTTAGGGCAAAGTACCAAGGTGTATTTCAACGTCTGGAAAGAGCTGTATCGTGTGTTAAAAGATGGTGGGTTGATCCTGATAACGGTTCCCCATCACAACCACGATAACTTTCACCATGACGCTACTCATGTGAGGAAGATCACGCCTCTTGGGGTTGATATGTTTAACCAACAAAGAAACACCCAAACAATAGAGAACGGTGGTCAGGAGTCAACACTTGGGCTCCAAATCGGCATTGACGTAGCTGTTCAAGACGTGGGTTATGATTTAACACCGTGGTTCCAAGAACACATTCAGGGCAAGCCAAGAGAGTTTGCTGAGTTGGAAATGAACAAGTACAACAATACTTGCTTCCAAGTTCACATCAAAGCAAAAGCATACAAGCCTGCAAGGAGTCAGAGATGAAGATTCTAATCATGGGGTTGCCAGGTTCAGGTAAGACAACTCTGGCGGAAAGCTTGGCCCATGAATTAGGTTGCGATCACTTCAATGCGGACAAGGTAAGAGAGCAGTTTAACGATTGGGACTTTACTGCTGAAGGACGGCTGAGACAGGCAAGAAGGATGCGTGAGTTGGCAGATAAGACTGACTTGGCTATCTGTGACTTTGTATGTCCTCTGCTTGAGATGAGGGATATCTTTAATGCAGATGTAGTAATTTGGATGGATACTATCAAAGAGGGTCGGTTTAGCAATACCAATCAAATTTTTGTTGAGCCTGAAGAGTATGACTTACGATTCACCTCATGGAATCCAGCAAATCTGGGCATTGTGTTAGATTATTTAAAAGGAGATAGTCATGCATTTTTTGAAAGAAATCAGAGAGCACCTGCAAGATTTTGAGACAGAAGTTTCAGATGAATTGCATAAATTCATAGACTTTTTGCACACCAAGTACCAAGAGCCTACTTCTGCTGTTGTGGCACCTCCAGCTCCAATTGGAGAGCCTGTAGCTCCTGTTGAACAACCTGTGGAGACACCAAATGTTGCTGATAGTACTCCCGCTGTTTCTGCTGATCCTGCTCCAGTTGTGGATACACCAGTTGTAGACCCAACACCTGCACCTAAAGCAGATCCAGAGCCAGACCCAACTAAGGATTAAATCATGAGTGAAAAGTGGATTCAAGATGCTATTAAACCACAAAATCGGGGCTCTTTGCATAAGGCTTTGGGTGTACCTGCTGACAAGAAGATTCCAGTTAAAAAATTAGCTGTTAAATCAACTGACTCACCCAAAATGGCGAAGCGTAAGACTTTAGCCAAGACTCTCAGAGGTTTTGACTAAATGGCAGACGTTGAAAAAGATTTGGCAGTCCACGTTGCTGTATGCGATGTTCGGTACAACCAGATCGCACAGTCTTTGAGGGAAGGGGAAAAGCGCATGACCAAAATAGAGTATTTAATCTATGGGGTCATGCTCTTAGTCCTTCTCGGCCCAGGTGTGGCCGGAGCCTTCTTCAAGCACTTTTTCGGGGTATAGCAAATTGATCCATTTACACTTGTCGCCCTTGCCTCTGGCGCTTTCAAGCTCTGTAAAGACGCTTGTGAGATGTACAAGGAAGGGCGTCAGATTATTACTGACATTGCCCATGAAGTTGATGGAGTTGTCAAAGACGTTAAGACAGTACAAAAGAAAGCCAAAGGTCTTCTTGGGTTCCTGAGTGCTGTCTTTGGTAAAAAAGAGGAAGAGGAGCCAAAAGCTTCTCAACCTGTAAAGAAGGTCAAGAAGAAGAAAGAGCCACCACCAGAGTTTGATGAAAACCTCATTTACCAACAGGTTAGTGATGCTCTCATCAAGTTCTTTCAAGCATACAACGCTTTGAAGAATTACGTCAAAGAACAGGAAGAATTTGCTCTCCACGCAAATAACGATGAAGGCCAAGAGGCGGCGATCAAGATAACGATTGCCAATTTGCAGATGGAGAAGCTGAATACGGAGCTGAGTAACTACATGGTGTATAGCGTTCCTAATGAACTGAAGGATTTATACACTAGGGTTAACCAGCAAATCGGTCACATTGCCAATGTGCAAGCGCTTGCAAGACGAGAGGAAATGCTGAAGGAGCGTAGGGCAAAATGGCAACGGCGGCAAAAGGCGGATCTAATCAAAGGAAGAATGGCGGCTTCAGCAATTACAGTGCTGATGCTGATGTGGTTATGGCTAATGATTCTCAGTCTGACTCACTCGCCATCATATTGATTGTTGTTCTTTTGGTTATTCTTTTGCTGATTGTTCCGTTGATTGCATGGATGTATGTGGATGTCAGACAGATGGAGCTTCGTGTAAACAAAGCCTTGACAAGGATTGAAGGCAAATGATCAAAAAACGTTATTTTCTATACATGAGGAGTTTGACATGTTTACTTTTTCTACTTTTGTGTGCATGTGAAGATCACTACAGATACCATTGCCAAGACCCTAACAACTGGGAGCAAAAGGATTGCAAGCCTCCTCTCTGTGTTGCGGCTCAAAATTGTCCAGAATTTTTCAACAAGAACAAAGATGACAAAAAGCCCTGAACAACTCGAAGCCGAAACAAAGGCATTCATTCTCAAGACATTCTGTTTTGTCTTGGTGATGGTGGCGACTTTGTTCTCCTACAGCATCGTTTTTGTAGAGCAACCGTTGTTCAATGAGGCACCAGCGGATAAGGCCATCATAGCGATTTTGTCGATGGTCATGGCCCAGATATTCACCGTGGTTAGTTTGGTGCTCACAGGCAAGTCTAGCGTGCCTCCACCACCTCCTGTAATGCCAATGAACCCTTGTCTTGGCCAATCCATGCAAAGGATTGGTTACAACACAATGGGCGCTCAAATGGGCTTTACTGGCCCGAACTTGGACAATTCGACATCTGGGTTCAGCATTGACCCGACGCAGGCTTGGACGCCTCCTCCACCCCCTTCTGGACCACCCACGCTTGAGAGTGAAGAAGAGCGTTTGAGGACAGCTCACGCAAGAGAGAGTGTGCGAAATGCTTAGTTGGCTCTCATGGTTCTTCGATGACCTGTTTTACTGGCTTGCAGTCATTGCAACGGTAGCAGGAGCCATCGCATATGTACTGAGTTATCTTGTAGGGTTTATCCCTATGTTAAAGCCCCACGCCATCATCATGAAGGCAGTGGGTTTGTTGTTTGTTATAGCAGGAGGTTATTATGTCTCAGATCATCACGGTTATCAAAGACGGGTTGCAGAAGATAAAGCAGAAATTGACAGACTTAATGGCGAAGCTCGGGCCAAAGAAGCCGAGTTAAATACAAAGTTGGCCAAAGCCAATACTCAACTCAAACAGGCTAAAAATGCTATTCAGTCGAAACAAACTCTCCTTAATAGTCGCGTCGATGCTGGCGAGTTGCGCCTCTCCTCCTCCTGTGGTGTACAAGCCAGTGCAGATGCCTCCTCTCCCGCCAGAGATCCAGCCAATGAGTCCGACACTGAGCGACAGACTATCAAAGCTCTTATCGGTATTGCCGCAGACGGAGACACAGCCATCACCCAACTCAACGCCTGCATCGCAACCTATAACCAAGTGATGCAAACGGTTAACGAGGGGGTCAAATGATCACTGCTGAACAACTGCGCCAAATGGACATAGGTCCTCAGTGGCTGGACCCTCTCAATGAGACCTTTGACCGTTGGGGAATCGACACCGCTGAGGAGCAGGCTTGCTTTATTGGCCAGTTTTCCTATGAGTCCAACCACTTCAAGGACCTAAGCGAGAATCTGAACTATAAGCCTGAGACGCTGATGCACTTGTGGCCAAAGCGCTTTCCAACCATGCAGGAGGCTTTAACCTACGCGCACCAGCCAGAAAAGATCGCCAACCATATTTACCAGCTTCGTATGGGCAACCGAGACGAGAATTCTGGGGATGGATGGCGGTTTAGGGGGTCAGCGATCTGCCAATTGACCGGACACGATAACTTCTGGCACGCAGGCCAGGCTTTAGGTATCGACCTGATCCACAACCCAGATTTGGCCCGTACACCCAAATATGCGGCTCCAATTGGGGGTTGGTACTGGAAAACGCACAAATGCAATGAACTGGCCCAAGCAAAGAATTATCTTGCTTTGACAAGAGTCATCAATGGTGGTGAATTTGGGGCACAACAGCGGGAAGACTTGACACACAAGTATGAACGCATACTGAATGCTTGATTAGAAGGGTCTGGGGGACTAAAATGAACAAAATATTTTTTGATGGGAGTTGGCATGGCAGACGCTAGTGTTATGACGTATGACTCTCTTGTCTTGAACATTCAGACCTATTTAGAGCGTACTGATACAACGACAATTGAGAATATTCCGCTCTTCATCATGTTGGCGGAACAAGTCATTGCCTCTCAAATTAAGTTTTTAGGCAACTTAACGGTCCAAGAATCAACCATGGTGGCGGGCAGTGCAATCATCCCCAAGCCAGCCAGATGGCACAAAACAGTCTCCTTTAATATAGCAACAGCAACGGGCAATCAGCCCGTTTTGCTTAGAAAATACGAGTATTTGAAAGAGTATTGGCCTGTTCAAACCAGCACAGGAACTCCTCTTTACTACGCTGACTATGACTATGATCATTGGCTTGTCGCACCGACTCCAGATCAAAACTATGCTTTTGAGACCTTGTACTATCAACGAGTCCAACCTCTTGACAGCAACAACCAAACCAATTGGTTCACCCAATATGCGCCACAAGCTTTATTGTTTGGCTCGCTCTTACAAGCTATGCCATTCTTGAAGAATGACGACAGAGGACCGATTTTCCAACAACAGTACGATCTGATCATGGCAACCCTCACCAATGAGGACAAACTACGCCTTGCTGATCGTCAAGCCATAGCGGTGGATGCATGACAACCTATACCTCACCCTTTTCAGGCGACACAATTCAGCCAACGGATGTTAGCTATGCGTCCTATACCAACTTGACCTCTAACTTGGTTCTTCAGTGGCCTGTAAACGGGAACACTGGAAACCCTGCGGCAAGGGTCATGGAAATCAGCTTTACGGGCACTGGTGGCGTGGTTTATATGCCTGACGCCACTCAAGTATCTGTTGGCCAAGACGCCTTAATTCGCAACGTAGGAAGTACTTCTTTTACTGTTGAAGGTTATGGTGGCTCAACGATTGTTGCTGTTAACAGCGGACAAGCAGAATACATTTATGTCACCAACAATACCACTCAAAACGGCACATGGGGCATTATTGCCTTCGGTGCAGGATCTTCTGGTGGTACGGCATCTTCGCTTGCTGGATACGGTTTAGAGGCAATCTCTGCCACTTTAAACCAAGCGTACACAATCAGCTCACTGAGTGCTGGATACACAATCCTGCCTTCAGACCAAGCCACAGCATTTGTGTGGAGTGGTGGGGCGGCAACCGTTAACTTGTCTTCTGCCAGTACTTTGGGGGCGAGTTGGTTTATTTTGGTAAAAAACAATGGAACCGGCACATTAACTGTGGCCTGCTCTGGTAGCAATACGATTGATAGTGCAACCACCAAAACATTCCAACCTGGTAACTCTGCATTTATTCTTTGTACGGGCACAGGATTTGTCACTGTTGGCTATGGAACCAGTTCAACATATGTTTATTCTGTGTTGACTTTGACGGTTACCAGCGGAAACTACACACTGACAGCCAGCCAAGCATCAAACACTATTCAAGAGTATTCCGGCACACTGACTGGTAACGTGACAGTGACTTTCCCGCCTGTTGCCAATCTTTATGTGATCAGCAATCAAACCAGTGCGGGTTCGTATACTTTTACGGCCACCACAGGGGTTGCAGGAGGCGCTACAGCAACCGTACCGGCATCAGGCCAGGCTACCCTTATCTGTGATGGAAAGAACTTCTATAACGCGAATACAACGCAAGCTGGATCAATATCTTTTGCTTTGTCAAACGGTAATGCTGGCTCTCCTTCTTTGTATTTTGCCTCTGAGACATCTACAGGTATTTATAGATCTGGAACTGGTGACTTTAGTATCAGTGTTTTGGGAACTGATGTTGCTGACTTCACCAGTGCAGGATTGACCATTTATGGATCTGGCACCTTTACACAAGGCATTTCTGGCGGTGTATTCTAATGACCAAGCAAATTTATCAGATAGTAACCAAGCCTGGGATTCAGCGGGATGGGACGCTTTTTGATACCGTTTTTTATAGAGACGGCCAGTGGGTAAGGTTTCAACGTGGACGACCAAGAAAAATTGGTGGTTATCGTGAGATTACAAGCGGTTTGGCGGGCCCTTCTAGAGGGATCTATGTCAGCCCTCAAAGTGGTTATACGGTCGTCTTTAACGGCTATTCTGATGGCTTGCAATCAATTCCTATCAACAATGATGGTATCGGAGCTGGTATTGTGGATTGGGCTTTGTCTAATTTCACTGCATCTCCCAATAATCTTTGGCAGTTTGACAACTTTTTTGATGCGTCTGGTTCTGGTAATAACCTGTTGTTGGCGCACCCTGGTCAAAATTTGTCTGACATCAACAACTCAATCAATACCCCTGTTCTGGCCGGTAACATCACTGGTTCAAGTGCCTCAAAAATAGGCGTTTTTACTCAAGCTATCAGCATCTCAAACACCAGCACCACGGCCACCATCGTGGCTCCATTGACCAATGAATTCATCATCGGAGCTGGTCAAACGGTAAGCGGAACAGGAATTCAGGCTGGAACCACAGTATCTTCTGTAGTGGGGACCACGATTACTCTAAGCTTGCCCGCAACAGCGACTAACGCGAGTCTTTCTGCCACTTTTGACAACAACATAGCAGTTTCTGGTGGTGTAGTGGTCCTTTTTCCATATGTTTTTGTTTATGGCAATAATGGATTGATTCAAAACTCTGGTGCAAATAATGTCAATGATTGGGTATCAGCGACCGCCAATGCGACCAATGTGGCCACAGGAAAGATTGTCCAAGGCTTCCCTATCAGGGGTGGTGTAAACGCGCCTTCTGGCTTGTTTTGGAGCTTAGATAGCGTGGTTCGCGTGTCTTACACACCAACAACCGTCACAACGGGTTCTGGCTCAACTCAAGTTTCCCAGACTTTCTACTGGCGTTACGACACGATAACGTCTCAATCGTCCATTCTGTCATCTCAGTCAGTCATTGAATACGATGGCATCTTTTACTGGTGCGGCGTAGACCGATTCATGCTCTATAACGGTGTGGTCAAAGAGATCCCTAATGACATGAACCAGAACTACTTCTTTGACAACCTGAACTATTCTCAGCGTCAAAAGGTATACGCTACAAAAGTGCCTAGATATGGAGAGATTTGGTGGTTTTACCCTGCAAACGGTAGTAATGAATGCAACAACGCCATCATTTATAACGTGCGAGAGGGCACTTGGTACGATGCAGGCTTTGCTGATGGCGCAAACCGTTCAGCAGGTTATTTTTCACAAGTATTCCACTATCCAGTCAATGCTGATTGGAGATTAAATGGTACTGGTGGCGTCAATGTTGTGACCATAGGAAATGCTGGTTCAGGTTATACCAATGGAACTTACTCTTATATTGCTCTTACTGGCGGTTCTGGAACTGGAGCAACTGCCACTGTTGTTGTTAGTGGTGGTGCTGTTACTTCCGTCACCATTCAAAACAGGGGTACTGGGTATGTTCTCGGCAATACTCTAAGTGCCACAATTCCTGCTGGTTCAGGCTTTGCCTTGGTAGTTCAATCCACCATGAGTTTTGTCTCTCTTTATCAGCATGAAATTGGTACTGATGCTATCAAAAACGAACAAGTATTGGCCATCAATAGCTTTTTTGAAACTAATTCAATAGGGTATGTTTTGGGTAATTCTGCTCAAATGGCCCCCATGAGTACGGTTAACAACTGGTGGAGAGTTGAAAGGGTTGAGCCTGATTTCATTCTTTCTGGAACCATGGATATGTATGTCCTTGGACGTCCATATGCCCAGATTCCTGACCAAACAACTGGCCCCTATACGTTTGATGCCAACACAGGCAAAATCGATTTAAAAGAACAACGACGTGAGATGAGATTGCGTTTTGTCTCTAACGTGGCTGGTGGAAATTACCAGTTAGGTCGAATCATGTTGGATGCAGACGTTGGAGACGTAAGGGGCTACTCATGAACTTTAATCCTACCAATCAAGTCAATGTCACACCGCTTATCTATGATCCAAGATACCATACTTTTGATTCTTGGGCTTCACTTATGTGTGAGGCGTTTGCTGGGAATCAATTGGAGATACCAAGTCCAACAACGCTTTGGCAAGGCTGGGCTGTGGGATTAAAAGGTATTGACCTATTCAACAATTCTCAAGTTCCAGACCCATATTCATTTGATAATTGGGATGAATGGGCATTAAACTTGAGAAACAACTTCTCTCCTAATCCGCAATGACAACCTCTGCAACACCATCATCTTCAGATATTGCTTCATTTGTCAGCAACGCTATTCAGCAAGCTGGCGGTGTAAACGCACAATCTGAAGCCGCTGTTGCTCAGGCGATGAATCAGTATGGTGTTACACCTCAACAAGTTGCTGATGCTACTGGATACAGCTTGGGTGATGTTCAGTCAGCTTATAACAGCGTTGCGCCAACTGGTCAGTATTATTCAGCTCCGAGTACTGGTGCTTTAAGCCAAGTTTCTAGTACATCTCCAGCAGGAGTTGTCACATCGGCAACGGATACTGGTGCATCTACTCAAGGCGGCCTTAGTCAAGCAATAACAGCTTCTAGTCCTGCTGGTCCAACTCAAAGTCAAATTGATGCAATTTCAGCCGCATATACAAGCGGAGATTATGCAACTGCAAACAAATTGGCCAATCAATCTGGATTGACGTCTGCTTATTTGTCACAAATCAATCCTACATTTGACCAGTCTGTTTTGGCTTCTGAAGGCATAACTTTGCCTGGTTCCAATCTTGCGGCAACCACTTCTACTTCAAATGCAGGTATTACCACTGGGGCCACTGGGGCAAGCGCATCAACTGGAGTAGGGACAACTAGTGGAACTGGTGAATCTACTGGTACGGGTGCTGGTACTACCACGGGTGTATCTTATGGAAGTGGATCATCTGGTTTTGCCAATTGGTTTTCAGCAAACCCTAATGCAACAAATGCAGAAATTGGACAGCAATTAAATAATTTTGGAATTTCTGCTGATACAGCCGCAACGATTACTGGCGTATCTAACAAAACAGCAGAAGAAAACTATTTAACTCTTGACCAAATCAATAGTCAAACTGATGGAACATACAAGTCCACAGTTAATACCATCAATTCTGGTACAACATATGTTGATAATGGAAATGGAAGCATTACTTTAAACGGTACTGCTGATGCAGATGGTAATGCTATTACCGCTCAAGCCGTTCCAGGCTATAACAACCTCTACTATACCTCTCAAGGCAACGGCACTCGAGGTGGTAATCAACTTTATTATTTCACTGTAGACCCAACAACAGGGAAAACAATTCCTGCATCTGACCCAAATGCTGGAGTTCAGTGGGTACAAGGCACAACACCAGGTGGTTGGTTTAAACAAACCATTGGTAGTTTAGGTCCTGCCGGTAATATTATTTTGGCAGTTGCAACCAGTGGAATGTCTCTTGAGACACAATTGGCCGCAAACTTTGCATATCAGGTTGCAGGCGGAGCTGACCCAACAAAAGCTTTCGAATCAACTTTAGGTAGCTATTTAGGTACCAAGGCATTGGGTTTAGATGATATTAGCGATATATCTGACAAACTTAGCAGTATTGATAAAACTGGTACTTTAGCCAATGCATTCAATAGTGCAATCAAAGGTGGTGTTCAAGCTGGCGTGACAGGCAATAATATTTTGACTGGTGCGTTGAGTGGTGGAACCGCTGGTGCTATTGGTACCGTTGTGGGTAAGACTTTGAGTAATCAGGGATTGACTGGTTCAACATTAAATACTGCAACACAAGCAAGCTCTGCCTTCATCAATGCCAAACTAAATGGTGCAAGTGATAGTGCCGCATATATTGCGGCCATTCAAGCTGGCGGTACTGCTGGTGCTAAATCTGCATTTAATGCTTTGAAATCAAGTGCCTCTGATGGCTCTTTGAATACCGCTGGTGTTAGCCAAGATTACACAACACAACTTGCTAGTTTCAACCCTGACATTGATCCTGATGTTGCCAAAGCCATTCAAGCACTTGGTGGATCAGGCTCTGGAACTTATAACGCTGTTGCCCTTGCAAGTGCTGGTACAGGAACAGAAGACAATACTTTGCAATTGTTATCAAGTGCTCAAGGAACTGGTCAACCTACAGGTGTTAGTACTGGAACAGGCGAAAATGTAAGCACTGGCGAATCAACTGGAACAGGTGAAACTACTGGTGTCAGTGAATCAACTGGAGTGAGTGAATCTACGGGTGAAGGAATAGACACATCAAAATATGTAACGATTCCAAATACAAATGTAACTGTACCAGCGGGCGGAACCATAACACCTGTGCAAAATCCTGACGATGAACCAGGAACACAAAGATTCAATGTAATTTATAAATCAGGAGATCAGTCTCAAGGTTATCAAGTATTGATAACGTCAGACGGCAAAGTATCTTACATTACAAATTCTGGTGGAGGAGGAATTCCACTTGATGCAAGTGGCAATATAACTTTGCCCACGCAATATATAACTGCAAGCTCATCACAACCTGTTATTAACTTTACTTCTACCAATGTTGGTGGAGGTGCAAAACCTGTTACCAGTGGTACAGGAACAGGAATTCCAACTGGAGTTGCAGGCAGTATTGGAACTGGACCATCAACAGGAACGGGACCATCAACAGGTGCTGGCCCAAGCACAGGTACCGGACCAGCGACAGGAACTGGACCTTCGACAGGAACAGGTCCATCCACTGGTACAGGCCCTTCAACAGGTACAGGTCCTAGTACAGGGACTGGCCCATCAACTGGCACTGGACCAGGGACTAGCACGGGCCCTGGGACGGGTACGGGTACCAATACACAAGGTACTGGAACAGGGACAAATACTCAAGGAACTGGTACAGGTACAAACACGCAAGGCACTGGTACTGGCACAAAAACAGAAAGCACTGGCACAGGAACAAATACACAGGGTACTGGAACTGGTACAAAAACAGAAAGCACTGGTACTGGAACTCAAACACAAAGTACAGGAACCGGTACCACTTCAGTTTCAACTGGTAGTACTGGAACAGGGTCAAAAGTTATATCGACTGGAACTGGTAAAGCTACCACCACAATAACTCCAGTAAATATTGGTTCAGCAATAGCAAGTGCGATCTATGGAAGTGGATACCCTGGGATCATGCCGTCTTTGCTAAAGTCCTATATAAATCAAGCCTCTTTCAAGAACCCTCTTGAAAAGCTATTGCAACTTTCTGATGAAAAGCCTAGCGCTGAAACTCCTATGAATACACCCCTTAATTCTGTTGAAAAACAACCAGCTAGTTATTACAACTATGGTCAACCACCTCAAACAGTAGAAGATTTGTTGTCTTCAAAATCTAGTGATCAAAACACTTCCGATGTGCCTGAACAAGCTTTCAAAAAGGGTGGTTATGTTGCACCTATAGGGGCTCTCCCTGGGCCTCAAGGACGCCAAAGCTTTAAGCATGGTGCTCATGTGGCAGGAAAAGGAGATGGCCAGTCTGATGACATCCCTGCATGGCTGGCAGATGGTGAGTTTGTATTCCCTGCGGACGTGGTTTCTGCTCTAGGAAACGGTTCTACCAAGGCAGGAACAGACAAACTCTATAAAATGATGGAAGAAATCAGAGCCCGAGCAAGATCAACAAAAGTTGATGATTTGCCACCTCCCGCATTAAAATCACCGTTAGATTACCTGAAAGATAAAAAATGAGCACGACCTCTTCATTATTCCAAGGAACAGCGCCACCGAATGTTAATACATCGACAACGGCGACTACATCTATTCCGACGAGTTTTGCTACTTACCAAGATTATTTAAATAATTTGGCATCTGCTGGTAATGCGGCTCTTGCAACTCCAACATCTCAACTTGTAGCCCCATTATCAGCAAATCAAACTGGGGCATTTAATGCGGCTCCAAGTGCGGCTCAAACCTATCAATCACCCCTTTCTTCTGCTGAAACTACAGCAGGAACAGCGGCTGGTGGTGTAGGTGCTGATCAAATCAATGCTTTTATGAATCCGTACATTACGGACGTCAATAAAGCTTTAGAGACTGCCACCCAACAAAACATCAACCAAACTGTTTTGCCTGCTTTACAAGCTTTTGGCGCTACATCAGGCAATACAGGTTCAAGTCGTTTATTAAACGCAACAGGACAGACTTTAGGTCAAATACAACAAGGTTTGGGTGCTCAAGAAAGCTCAAACTTGGCAAATGCATACCAAAGCGCGGCAACTAATGCTTTGAATGAACAGCAAAATTTAGGAAATATTGCAAATGTTCAAGGTAATTTGGCCTCAACTGGTCAAACAGCGGCAAATGCGGCTTTGACTGAACAAGCCAATTTGGGTGCTCAAGAACAGGCTCAAAACCAAGCCGTTATCAATGCACCTTTGACCCAGGCTACAAATGCCGCAGGACTGTTAAAAGGTTATACAGTACCTACCACATCAACTACCAATTACAGTGGCCCAGCGTCCGTTTATGGGCCTTCTCCACTGTCTCAGGTGGCTGGTCTTGGTTCTTTGATTGGAGCAGTTGGAAATACTGGCTTAGGTACTGCTATTTCAAACGCCATTTCTGGTGGTGCATCAGGTCTTTCAAGTATGTTTGGAAACTTGTTTTCATCAAATCCTGCTACTGCTGTAACTCCTCCTTCTGGCGAAAGTCCTGTTACTGGAACTGGTGCAAATGGTGGTCCTGGGGCTGGTCAATTGCTTGGTACTGATGGAAAGGTATACAACGACCCAACTTACGGTACCAATTCAGCTAATTACAACAGCGTAACAAATGCAACTGGTACCACAGATACGACAATACCCCCTGGATATATAGATATTGGAAACAATCAATTCTACAATCCATCAACCGCTGAAACAATTGACCTGAGCCAAGGACCATAATGGGCACGACTACAATTCCATTTGACCCAAATCAAAATGCTCCATATCCTGACCCAACGTCACTGACTACAAATGAAATTTTGAATCAGTTGACGGGTGGTCCTACTATGGCTCCAAGGGCATCTCCATTTCCAGACAATATTGGTGCTTTACAAGTTGCCAATAAACTTGCCATGAACCCCATGCCTTCAGGTGTTCAGCAACCCGTCTCGAACCCAGGGGTTTCTTTGGCTCCGCCCAACCCAACTGCTCCCACGCCTGAAAATGCGGCGGCTATGCCTCCTTTGCAGTCTTCACCTTTGGGTGGTGCTTCTCTGAATGGTTCAATTATGGCTGGTGCTCCTCAAGGAGGATTGTCTGGTCTACAGCCACCTGCTCCTTCAGTTACGCCCCCTCCCGCACCTGCACCACTGTCTTCGTCTGCTGGTGCACTGGATACTGCGGCTGGTGCAATGGGTAATGCTATTACTCCACCCAAGCCTACAACATACACTTCTCCGCCAACGGTGTCTGCATCTCCTGCGCCATCGACAATGGGTGGTGTTAGTGCATCGCAAACAGCTCAGAAAAGGCCTCAAACTGGCGATGATATTCTTCAAGATGCGTATCATAAGTTGGCCAGCAGTTATGACGACCGCACATCAAATAAAGATAACTTTTTGGGGCTTGATCCTAAGTGGTTGGCTTTGGCACAAGGTTTCTTGGCTCCTACACGCACAGGCTCATTTGGTGAGACTTTAAGTAATGCGGCAGGATACTTAAACAAAGCCAATGAAACTGAAGCTGATCAAACCAGAAAAGACTTGCTGGCTCGAATTGAGTTGGGTAAAGCCATGTCTTCAAGTGAAGATAAGAAAGCCATCCAAGATACGGTTGGTAAGCTCTACACAGGACCAGGCAATTCTTTAAATTTAGAGATGGCTAAAAAGTTGTCTTCTCTTACTGGTGACCCCAAAATCTTCCAACAAGCCAGAGAAGAAGATTTGCAACGTCAACAGCGTGATGCAAGCGGTAAAGTATTCAAGATCAATACTGAGACTGACAAAAACGGGAACCCCAAAACCACGTTTTCAATTGATGGTAAAGCTTATGCTGACTATTTGGCCAAAGCTCCTGATTCAGTTAAAGCGGCTGGTGAATTGGCTGACAATATGGCCAAGCTTAAAGAGCAAGGCATGATGGCCGATACGTCTGACCGCGTTAATCCATTTACTTATTATTTGTCCAGCAGAAGTCCTGAAATTCAACATGAAGCGGCTGTTCACGCCAAAGATTTTGAGAACGGAACTCTTTCTAGAAAAGATGCTGATAAGGTAGAAGAGAAGCTTTTCCAAAGAGCGATGGAATATAACCGTGCTCAAGAGGCTAGAGCTGATCGCGCAGGCAATCGTGAGATTGCTGATATGTTGAAAATGAACCAAGCTGAGTTGGTCAAAGAGCGTACAGAGCGTTTGAGAAATACTTTGACTCCTGAGCAACAGGCAACATTTAACAAGTTGATTGTTCCTGTTCAACAAGATCAAACCAAAGCTCAAGCTTATGCACAGACTTTGGATAAGCTCGAACAATATGCAAAATTGGCACCAGATGGTCCTTTAGAGGGCGCTCAGTATGAGGCCAAGCGTTTCTTAAAACCAAATGATCCTATGGTTTCTGCCATGAATAGTTTGGTTGGTGAGAGTGCAAAAGCTGTAACTGAGATACCTAAATTCTCCAGCAAAGGTACTGTTTACGATGAAGTCTTACATGGTAAGACAATTGGTAATTTAGGGGATATAACTCTTAGCCGCAAAAATAGACTTGAACAAATCAATCGTTTGCGTGAAGATCTTGAAGCTCAAACCAAGTTGCAAGACAAGATTCTTGACAATTGGCATGACAAGCACGAGTACACAATTCCTAAGGAAGAAAAAGCAGGCAATGCAAAGGCCAGCGATTTCAAAGTAATTGACGTTCAAAAGGCACCATAATGGCTGATACACAAATCTATAAAGTGCAAGCTCCTGATGGTTCTGTTTTGACCGTTCAAGGCCCTGCTGGCGCATCTTTGGACCAAGTTCAAAATGCGGCAATGGATCAATACAATCAAATGCAAAAGCCTTCAGAGGCAGGCACCACGACCGCTGGAGGAGCCGCTACAGGCGTTTATCCTCAGATGTCAGGGGTAAGGTCACAACAAGACCCAGAACGCGCCAAAAACATTCCTATGGGAATGCTAGGTGGAGTTGCATCTGGAATGATGTCTCCAATTGCCGCTTTGGCTCAATTTGGTGGATATGACAAGCCTGCACAAGCTGTTGAGAAGTTAAAACAAACATCCGCAGATATCTCTTACCCTGCTGTTGCCAGTGCAGGTAGCCTTGCTGGTGAAGCTCTAAATCCTTTGCCTTATGCCGCATACCGTTATGCAGGTAAATTGCCACAAGCTTTGGCGAAGTCTGAATTTTTGAAATCTGGATTGGCAGGTGCTACTGCTGGTCTTTTAACTCCAACAGCTCCAACTCAAAATGCTGGTGATTTTGCACAAGCCAAAGCTGGACAAGCGCTTGAGTCTGGTTTGACTGGGGGTGTATTGGGTAAGCTTGGACAGATGGTAATGAACCCCAACGTCTCTGCTGACATCCAAAAGTTGAAAGACATGGGGATGAAGTATTTCACCCCTGGCCAGCTAATGGGGAACCTTGGCCAAGACATTGAGAAAAAGTTGACCAGCTTTCCATTCATGGGTTCATTTATCCAAGGCGGTATGCAGACCACCAATGAGGACCTGAACCGTGCAATTGGTAATAAGGTCCTTGAGCCTTTAAAAGAAAAAATCCCCAAAAATGTGCCTGTTGGTAACGACATGATCAATCACATCAGGGGACGAGTCGACGACTTATACAATGAAGTTTTAGATCAAGCAAACTTGTTGAACACACCGCAAACCAATAAGAATTTGTTCAAGAGTATTGGGGACGCAACCAAGTATTTGGTCAAAGATGATCGCAAGACAGTTGAAAAAGACTTGACTGATAATTTCCTTGGACACTTAGAGGATGAGCACGTTTTAGACGGCCCTCAATTCAGGAACATGGAGAAGAAGTTAAGCCGCAAAGCAAACGAGTACTATGAAAAAGGTGCTGGTGAGATTGGCGACGCATACAACCAGTTTTTGACTAGATTCAGAGAAGAGCTGAGAAATCAAAACGGTCCTATTTCCGATACGCTGTCTAAAGCTCACGAAGTATTCAAAAACCTTCAACCACTCGAAAAAGCGGCCGCCATGCGTGGAGCTGATGAAGGCGTGTTTAGCCCTTCACAATTTAAATCAGCGGCCCATACAGCGGCTGGCAAGACTGGCGTGGCCACAGGAATGGGCAAGATGGTTCCAGAGGCCAATGCGGCCGTCAGTGCTCTAGGTCCAACATTGGCTGATAGTGGTACAGCAGGCCGTATGGCGGCTATAGAGATGGCTAAAAAAGCTGGTGCTGGTCTTTTAGAGGGCGGTGCAAATTACTTGGCTACTGGATTACCTATCATGACTGCCGCGGCGCTTTACAATAAGCCTGCAATGCGTCTTGGAACCATATTGGCTACTGACAGACCAGAATTGATGAAAAAAGCACAACCTTATGTTTCTGGTGCTTTATCTACATTGGGTGGGTATGACACTCAAAACACAGAGCCAGAAAGAAAAATCCCTTAGCAGTTGCCTTGCAAAGGAAGTTTGGGGGGGATTAACGTCCCCCCCTTTTTTTAAGCGTTGCCCATGGTATGAGTCATGAGGTAGCCCATTTGCAATCCCTGCTTTTCAATGTCATCCATGGCGGTGTTGTAGCCCATTTCAAACATAAGAGCGAATATCTTTGCTTTGTATGATTCTTCTGATCGACAACCACGGTCGTAGGCGTCCGACAAGGATTTGATTTCATCCCAGTTGGCCTCCAATTTACCGTCAGTTATTTTCATCAAAATCATGGCGTTTTTCGTCCAACATTTCGTCAAACTCTTTCATTTGTAGTCTATCTCTTGGATTATTATTGAAAGTTAACGTCTTGGCAAAGTCTCGAACGAAGTGATACCTGTGTGCATCGATGAATGCTGATTTCATGGTGTCCAAGAAGTAGGGCAGGATTTCAGGGTCCCACCCTTCTCCGAGTATCCCTGTGATCACGTCATCAGACGTCACAGATTGCCCCTTTTCTCTCTGAGAGCCTTAGCAACTTCGCTGTTGAGAGATTCAACAAACTCGATGCACAACTCACGCTCAGTACGGGCAATATTGAATGATGCTGTCAAAATCACCTTGTCGGCAAAATCCAACAGTTCATCAAAATCATAACCATTGGGGTCATCCATTTTTGTTTGGAAAAAGACTTGTTTAATGTCGTCTTCAGATAGATATTTATTTTGCATTGCGTGTTCTCCTTACAGTTTTACGGGGTCTACCAAGTTTTTTAAAGGTAGGGTTGTCAATCATTTCTCTTAATGCATTATTAAAGCCATTGATTTCAACATCTTTAATTTCACATTCTGCTTTGCATTGATCAAGATAATCGATCAAAGCTTTGGCTTTATAAGCAATTGCCTCTTTTACAAATTCAAATTCATCGTCTGCAATATCAATTTTTATTCTAGACATTATTGTTCCTAGTTAAACCAAAGATAAAACCCATGTAGGATTCCAATGGGGAAGAAGATGGCTCCTGCAAGCAAGAAGCCCCATGCGGCGTGACCGAAGCAAAAGAATATGTGCGTCAGCCAAGCCCAAAAACATAAAAATGCGGCAACATAACCCATATTTCACCTGTGATCGTTTTTAACTTGCCAATATGTGAGGAGTGCTTGAAACATCTCCCACGCACGAGTCATCTTGTCTTCTGACCATTCGACAACTTTAATGAGACCAGGCTCCGTTACCGAGATAAACACATTCGCACATCTGGCATTTGGTATACCGAGTCCTACCCGATAGGCGGCCAACTGCATGGCGTGCTCATCATAGGCGTCTACGGTGTTGGGGTCCGTGAATTCCTTCGTTTTAAAGTCCACCACAATGCCTTGTCCAGACTTTGAGTGCAGGTCCACTTTGCCGCCAAATCCAAGATCATGACAGAAAGACTTCTCAGTTGCCCATTCTGGAGTGCCAAAAGAGCCTTGCATGGCTTTATCGACACCCGTTTGGTAGTCCATATAGTCCGCAAGGTAAACACCCTCATAGAACGATTCAATGACTCCGTGGATGGTGGTCCCCCGCTCGGCGGCTTTTTTAGCCTGCTCTTTTGAGTCTTTGACAATACGCTCAATAAAACGCTCTTCAGTCTCTCCATCCACTCTGGGAAGGGTAAGACACGCATACATCATTTGGTTGAGCTTCCAAGCCTCTAAAGCGGGCTTGGCGGCCACGTTTAGGATGGTGGTAACCGAAGGCACCAAGTTGAGCTTGCGTGCGTCTCTGAGCGTTGTAGGGCGTGGTACGCCGTTTTTTGCAATAACTGAATAGGCTGGGGTGCCGTTTCTGTCATACCAATGTTGTGATTCTGAAGCTCTTACGATCATAGTTGCCTTTAAAAGTTTATTTTTGAACGCCACAAAGTTACTACCATTCCGTGGACTGTTTTACTCTCTGCCCTTGTCCAGCCACTGGATTCAACGACATTGTTTCTGACGGCCTTCAGCGCTATAGCTCCCCAGGCTCTTTTGTCAGGTGGTGGGGGCAAATGTAAGCAAGCCGATCTCACTTGTTCGGTTGTGAACTCATGATTGTGTTTTGCATACTCGACGAACGACTCATATGCTTGAGTCTTCCATTCGTCGCCTGCGTGGTTTGCCGCCACTTTTGCCATGGCGTGACCCAGTTCTAGACCTGTAAGGGAGGGACGATCCCCCCCAAACATATCCATAGTGAATTCGTCTTTTGGACTTTTCATACTTTAGTATCAAAAGGGTATTTCATCGTCCATATCATCAAACCAGCTTTGAGCTGATGTTTTTGGCTGACCTTTTGATTTCCACTCAGGAGAATTTTCAATCTTCTGTTTAAGATGATTGCTAAGGCTGTCAAATACCTGCATATCAGGGTCAGCAATGGTGAACAGTTGAGCTTTATTCACCCCATCTGGAAGACCAGAAGACTTGATCATTGCAGGAACAGGTGCGATGCCGTCCACGTTTGAGTAGGTTTTACCGTTTTTGTTTGTAACAATCACATTCAACATACAGTACGCTCCAAGGACCGCTTTAAGGTCAAATCGGCTGGCTTCTGCGTCGGTCCAAGCTTTACCCCTCCACGCTTGCAAATCCTTCCTCAAATTGGCGTTTTCAGACCAACTAAGGGTGTATTGCTTAAAGATAGACATTGGTTTTCCATCATCAGTCTTGAGTGGAGTGCCGTCGGTATCTTCACCGAACAGCTCCCAGCCAATCATGATTTTGCGCTGTACTTTGGTCTCACCCATGTACTCAACTTTCTGTGAGCCAAGGTCAATGATTCTCCAGCAACGTCCTAAATGCAATCCAGCAGGTACGGGTTTGAATGTTGATTCTGTTTTTTGTTCTACGATAAAGCTCATTTTGTTTCTTTCTGAAGGTTTGTTAAAAATTGGATTACTTGTTCAAGGTCTTTCGGTGGTAGGTTTCTGGCTCTTTGTTCAATCTCCCATAAGTCTGATTCGATGTCGTCTTGTTCGTTAAAAATTTTGTCAAATGCTTCGTAAAATGTTCTGTTACTCATTATGGTCTCCAAAAAGTTAGATCAAAAAACACGACGATCATTGCAATTAAGAAGACCACCCGTGAAAAGATTTCAAAAAATTTGTGTTCGTTCATGTCCGCACCCATGACATCAGTACTGAAACAAAAGTGATGACTGAGGTGCAATACAAACAAAACCATGAGGTTCTGCGTAAAGACCAATCATGTTCGATGCCGAGAATTGCGGCTTGGACACGCTCTTCATCAGTGTTTAAATTGCGAAGAGGTGGGTTGTAGCACGAACCGATTTTGATTCCTGTGCTTGTGGTGTAGTAGATTTTTTCCATGTGTTTCTCCTGAACGTCAAATCGACGCAAACGAATAGTATCATGGTTTTAACAAAAAGTTAAATACTTTTATAAAGTGTTGTAATTAACTATAAATTAAAATAGAATTACAACAAGAGGTAAAAAATGACATTGAAAGAGTATTTTGAAGAAGAACCAATTGGAGCAGTCAATGAAATGGCTGAGTATTTGGGTATATCTTCAACTTGGTTATCACTGATAATTCATGGCCACAAAAAGCCATCGAGAAAGCTTGCCATGAAGATTATTGATGCCACACAAGGGTTAGTCACTATAAAAGAGCTTTTCCCAGAGTTTTTTTAATAGTAGAATATTTTGGACAAGGCTAGGGTAGCTCCCGAAGAGACGATTCTTTCACCGTCCTGCCTACTGTTCCTTCAGTGAAAGCGACCAATGAAAGTAGGTATATGGCGACTCTAACGCTCAAAAAGTCTAAGGCATCCAAGCCTATTCTAGACAAACCATCCAATAATTTAATTCTAAAATTTGTTGTCATGCGTCAAGCTCGTGGCACTAAAAGCTTTAGATTCACTTCTTATCATGACTTCAAAGATACTGCTGTTGATGAGGCTATACGCCTAGTAAAAATGCATCCAACAGAAAGGTTTCTGGTTCTTCAAGTTGTTGAAGGAGTAGAAGCATGAAGATCAAAAATTGGCACAAATTCCAACATTTCAAAGATCGTAAACCACCATGGGTCAAACTTTATCGTGATCTTCTAGACGATATTGATTGGCATGAGCTTGATCCAAAGTCAGCAAAAGTACTTGTAATGCTCTGGTTGATAGCCAGTGAAGAGGATGGAAACATACCTGAAGTAAAAAGACTTGCTTTCCGTTTAAGAATGTCAGAAAAGGATACGGAAGTATGCTTATCCAAGTTGTCTCATTGGCTGGATCATAATGATATCAACGTGATATCAGAAGGATATCAAGATGATGCACCAGAGACAGAGACAGAGACAGAGACAGAGATAGAGACAAAGAAAGAGAGAGAGAAGAAGGCAACTGGCGTTGCCTGCCCACCCACAGTCGATCAACAAGTTTGGAGTGATTGGTTGATCATCAGGAAAGCCAAAAGCCTACCGATGACAGAGACTGCTTGGGAGCAAATCCAAAACGAGTTCCGAAAAGCCAACTTGAGTGACCAAGAGGGGGTGAAGTACTGTTGCCTGAGCAACTGGGCCTCCTTCAAAATTTCTTGGTACGAGAAGCAAATGCAGGAGCAAAACGCAGGTTTGACCAAACAAGGTCAAATGAACCAGCGTGTTATGTCTGGATTGACTCGTGGATTGATCAAGGGGGACGGAAATGTCAAATTACTCGGACGATAACTTTTGCTCTAAAGATGATGGCCTTGATTACATTTTCACCAAGATGGGTGCAATTTATGGGGCAACCTTTATGAGACATTTTGATGGTGTTGACTTGGATGTTGTGAGAGAGGTGTGGAAAGAGCAAATCGGTGGGTTTTTGACTTACAAACCATCTATGGATTTTGCCATTGACCACCTGAATTCTGAGTTCATCCCCTCAGCCATCAAGTTCAGGGAACTATGCAATTCTGGACCATCAATTCCAATGAGAGGAGTTATTCAGATTGAACACAATCCAACACCTGTTGACCCTGAAGAACTAAAGCGGGTCCGCGAAGAGGGTTTGAAAAAACTCAAAGAGTTGAGAAGTACTTTTAAAGGAAAGTTTTAATGTCATTCGATGATAAATCTACAGAAGAGTCCCGCCTCATGTGTACTGCATACGGCTGTCCAAACAGATGGAGCGTGAACATGGGTAAACCTTTGTGCTCTGCCCATGCTTGGGCTGATCCTGAACACTGGGCGGCCATTACAGCTCGAATCAGTGCCAGAAACATTGGTAAAGCTGACCACGGTATTGCCAACTACTACGAGCCAAAGGACGAATTTTGAACTACTACCAAGCACAAGAACTTTTGACGGCGGTGAAGCATGGACGACCAACCACAATCCGAGACATCAACATGGCGCTATATCTCACGGGAGACTATTGCGGACCATTATGCGAGGATGGCTTTGAACCCTGCAACGATAGACCATGCGAGATATCGGGTGAGGGAGTTAGAGAAGCACGAGCTTGGATGCTGGGTGGGGCTGGGCAAGATGGTGGCGGCCAGACTCAAGGAGCTGAAAGATGCTGATCTGCGGAATTGACCCTGGTCTCACAGGGGCGTGGGGCATGATTGACCACAATGGCAAATACTGGTCCTGTGGAGATATGCATCATGATGAACTTGGCATCATTGATAGCCAAAAAGTCTGGTATGAAATGGCTCAAGCCCGTGATGGCCAAGACATTTTGGTAGTGGTTGAGCGAGTACATGCTATGCCAAAACAAGGGGTGTCCAGCACCTTTAAGTTTGGAATGGCCTTTGGAACCGCTTTAAACCTCGCACAACGCTTTAAATCGAGGTGGGTAATGGTAACCCCTCAAGTTTGGAAAAAAGCGCTCAAAATCGATTCTGACAAGAAAGTAAGCCTTGAACTTGCCAGAGAACTGTTTCCCTTGGCACCCCTAAGTCGCGTAAAGGACGGAGGACGTGCCGAATCTTTGTTAATTGCTGAATACTTTAGGAGACAAAATGCAACCAAAATACTCACGAATGAGCAGAATCCATCAAGCGCTTTGTAAGATTGAAATCACGGCCATGGAAGCAGGCCAGTGGAGAAGAGCTGTAAATTTCAAAGACTCCAGCAAAATATTTGACCAATCGGTAATCCAGCCACTGCTCAATGACGGCATGATCACTCGAAACGAGTTGTTTTACTACATTACCCCTAAGGGTTCAGAAAAACTCGATTTTCTAGGTAGATACACCAGTACTGTTGTAAAAACCAGACGAGCACCCATTGCGTTTGTTCCCTATGACGGCAATGAATTGGTTGGCAATTCTGTGAGGATTGGAGCTGATGACCACTTCAACTTCCCCAGCAGAAGGGGAGATACATTGTTTTATCGTGATGGAAAAGAGGTACGCATATGAGCGAGAAGCTGATTGATCCGAATGCCGCGATTGACTTTATGTACGAGAACGCGGTCAAGTTCGCCCAAGCCAAGGCCAACAGGTATTACCTTGAGGAGTATCGCAAGACCATGAAGGCGGAACTGTGCAAGGAGGCCCTTGTAGCAGGCTATGAGGCGGTCAATGCCCAAGAGCGAGAGGCATATAGCCACCCCACCTACAAAACGCACCTGAAGGCCATTAAAGAGGCCATGCAACTGGAAGAGCAACTTAGGTGGCAATTGATTGCCGCCCAAGCCAGAGTCGAAGTTTGGCGTTCACAAGAGGCCAGCAACAGAGCGATGGATCGAGCTTTAACGTGAACAATTCACTTTCAGTTAAAGAGCGCGAGCACATTGGAAAAGTTAAGCTTTTGCCTTGTTCGGTGTGTGATGCGGCTGGGCCAAGCAGTGCCCATCACATAAAGCAGAGCAATCAATACACGGTGGTTGCTTTATGCTGGGATTGCCACCAATCCCCTATGCTTGGCTGGCATGGACAAAAAAGAATGTGGTCCATCAAAAAAATGGACATGGATGATGCATTAAATATAACTATTAAAAGGTTAATGGAATGGCAAAACACAAATACATAGTACAAAAGGGATGGCAAGGCTTTTGTGACCGGTTGCAAACAACTTCTTATTGCATCAGCATATCAAAGACATACAACAGAATTTTGTGTGTAGATTGGCGTGACCGAATATGGACTCACGACGATAAAGACTTCTACAGTTATTTTTATTTCACCGATGTTGAATACATTACTTCGGTTAACTCAATCCCAAAAGACTTATCGGTTTATCCAAGCTTTTGGCAAGACATACTGAATAAATCGGCTGATGACTGGGTGCATTCTTTAAAAGACTATACCAATATGCACTTGGACCAATGGCCATGTGAGGACGTATGGGTCAACAACAGCGTGGACTTTAGGCGTTGGGACTTTGACCAATTGGCCAATGTTCTTCGGTTTAAAGAAGAGATTGCTATAGAAATAGCAGAGCTGATTAACTTCAAAAACGATAGACCAATCGTTCATTTAAGGGGAACCGACAAAGACTTTGTTTTCAATGAAGATCGGTTTTATATGCTCGCAGAGACATATCCTGATGCATACATTCTTTCCGATGATGCAGATCTGGTGGACAAATGGCTCGAAAAAAACCCAAATGCAGTTGTTCTGAGCGAGCACTTGCAAAGAGGTAGAGGTGGTGGCCATCTGAGAGACGCCAAAAGCTTGGCTGAAATAGGAGCCACAAAACATCAAATGAATTTAAGAATGCTTGCAGACTTCATCATGCTTGCAAGCGCAACGGATGCATACGAGCTGATTGAAGAGAGTGCTTTTTTTCAAATGGCCCGTTTGTTTGGCAAGTGTGGCGGATGTTTCAAGATTTTTAATTACAACGATCCAGATTCAGTTATCAAGGGGCTATAAATGAAGACAGCATTAGTATTCGGAGCAGGTGGTTTTATTGGTTCACACATGGTGAAACGTCTTAAATCAGAAGGTTATTGGGTTCGCGGCGTAGATTTGAAAGAGCCCGAATTTGCAAAATCTGAGGCAGACGAGTTTGTTTATGGTGACTTGGCCGACCCAGACTTCATGGAACGCGTCTGCACTTTCAAGGGTTATTTGGGAAATTTTTATTATTCTGTTCCTAAAAACATGGTCAAACCATTTGATGAGCTGTACCAATTTGCGGCAGATATGGGTGGTGCTGGGTACATATTCACTGGTCAAAATGACGCCAACATCATGCGAAACAGTGCATTGATCAATTTGAATTTAGTGAGTCAACAGCACCCAGCTAAAAAGATTTTTTACTCCAGCTCGGCTTGTATGTACCCTGAGCACAATCAATTGGACCCAAACAATCCCAATTGCGAGGAAAGTTCTGCCTACCCTGCAAACCCTGACAGTGAGTATGGCTGGGAAAAACTCTTCTCTGAGAGGTTATTTTTGGCGCATAACAGAAACTATCCCCAAGAGTACGACGCCAAGATTGCCAGATACCACAACATCTATGGACCATACGGGACGTTTGACGGGGGAAAAGAGAAGGCCCCAGCCGCACTATGCAGGAAGGTCATTCAAGCTCCCCAAGGCGGTTCTATCGACATTTGGGGGGATGGAAATCAAACAAGGTCATTCCTGTACATCGATGACTGTATTGACGCCACACGGGCTCTAATGCAGTCCGATAAGGTTGGACCATACAACATAGGCTCAGAAGAAATGGTCACGATTAACCAATTGGCACAGTTGATCATAAAAATATCTGGAAAGAAGTTGTCAATTAACCACATCGATGGTCCATTGGGTGTGCGTGGACGGTCCAGCCACAATAGGCTTATAGAGGCAGATCTCGGGTGGAAGCCCTCTGTAACTCTCGAGATGGGGATCAGTGCGTTGTATTCTTGGCTAACAACCAAAATAAAATAACCACATAGTTGACATGGACATTAACTTTAAGTTAAGATACACACATCAACAACACAAAGAGGACCCAAAGATGAACGCAAACGATCTCAAACTAAACAAAGTAGACACACTCGGCGAGTTACTTGCTCGCATTGCAGAGTTGACAAAACAAGCTGACGCAATCAAAGACAGCATCAAAGACGAAGCTTCTGCTGGTGGTGCAAAGGTAGTTGAAGGTGAGTTCTTCAAAGCTACATACGTTGAAGCAAATCGCAAAGTAACAGATTGGAAAGCAATTGCTGAAATCTACAACATTCCTGACGAGGTGATTATTGACAACACCAAAGTAACAGCAGTGTTCACAGTAAAAGTTTCAACAATTTAAAAGGACCCAAAGATGAAATACGACGTAAAACCAGAACAGTTCCAGTATCAATTTGAACATTACGAATTGACCATTGCATTTGACGTAGAAGACGATGGAGATGGAGAAGCATTCTTCAATGTGTTTGTTTTCTTGGAAGATGGAGAAAACATCACAAACGAATTGACCAACAAAGAGTTTTTCCGTTTTGTTGAGAAGGCCAAAGAATATATTCGCGAGGAATATGAGGCCAATAAATTATTTGTAATGCACGGCGTTTAAGGAGAGCACCATGGAAGACATTTTGATCAAAGCAGACAAAGGTTGCAGAGTATCTTTTGACGAGTGGGATGATGGTGCAATATGGATGTATCTGGCCTTCCAGGGAGGATCTGCGAGCTGTACTATCCCCAGGGACCAGGCCAAAATTATGCTCGATGTTTTACAAAAACTGCTTGCAGAAAAAGTCGAATGACTATCCTGGTCTTCATTGCACTGTTATGCGCCATATGTTCAGCAGTTGGAATGCTGTTGATCATATGGCTTATTTACTCGGTACTAAATCATGATTAAACAAATGGATCTCTTTGATGATTATGATTTTTCAGAAATCCCATTGATTGTTGAGTCAACAAATAAATTTCCATTTGTTCCTCCAACAGATAGCATGGCATTATCTGATTTTGAAGAATTAAAAAAATTCAACGAATTATCTTTAGTTAAATATGGAGAATGGTTTTCTCGTTCTGATTTTGATTTAAGTTATGCAAAACAAATATATATAGATACCAATAGAACTGGATTGATGGCATCTGATAGACATCATTGGATGACAAGAATGGCTTGTGATTCTTTGACTTCACCTTCTCCAATCAGATCATGGTATCAAAAAAAGCACAGAGCAACATTACAAAACAGTAAGTTATATGCAGAAAGCCCAAAATCTGCTTTATCACTTAGAAAGTATGTTGCAAGTCAGTTTAGGCCAACAGCGGCAATGGCTGTATATAAATTGTTTAATGCAAAAAGTGTATATGACCCATGCGGAGGATGGGGAGACAGAATGATTGCGGCTATGGCAATGAACATTCGTTATTTTTGTAGAGATGTAAATCCTTTAGTCTTAGCTGGATACGCATCAATGCAACATATGTACGGAGGAAATGTTGATTTTGAATATGCTCAATCAGAATTAACAACTCCAGATGAAAAGTTTGATTTGGTTTTTACTTCTCCTCCTTATTGGAAAGTAGAAAAATATCAAGGTGATTTATCTTCACACAAACAATATCCAAAATTTGAAGATTGGTTAAATAACTTTTTGTTTCAAATGTTAGATAAATCATGGGAAGCTTTAAATGTTGGAGGTCATCTGGTTTTAAATGTCAGTGATGTTTATGCAAATCATACATACAACAAAATTGTTTCTCCAGTTTTGGAATATTTTAAAAACCGTGATCCATATTTAATGGGGTATAGGATGGCAAAAAGAATGAATTCAAAATCTATGCAAAGCGGAATTTTTTGTGAACCCATGATTGTGGTTAAAAAATCATGATTGAAAAAAGAGTCAAAAACAAACGAGTCACTGTTGATGTATCAGCAGATATTGACAAGATCAGAAACAAGATCAAGGCAGATACAGGCGTAACAATGACATATGTGCAGACGTTTGACTTTCTAATCAACTTCTACATGAAGCACGCAAATGAACCACGAACACAATGGGCGGTACTCAAATGACTAAAGAAGAACTATTTAATATTGCAGATCAAATATTCACTACACCATACATAAAAGAAGATGTATTGTATTTGGCTAATTATTTGATGGAAAACGGCAGGCAAATGATGTTGAAAAACGCTGATTTACAAATCGAAGTAGCAATATTAAAAGAACGTGAGGAGTGTGCAAAGATTGCAGACGAATGGACGGTTGCTTATCCACACCCATCAAAAACTATTGCTGAAACAATAAGGAAAAGGGGACAAGAATGACTGACGAAGAAATACACAACATTTATTTGCACATGAGTGGCAAAGCAGAGGGGTTGGTTGAAGCAACTGGCAAGGCTGACTTCCCTGTATTGTTTGCTAGAGCAATCCTTGAATACGATAGACTGACAAAAGATGCACAGAACATGGCATCTAAATTTACCTATAAAGAACAACTAGAAATGAAGGATGAGCCTGTGCCGTGGGAGCAATTTCACGAACATATGGCAGGGCCAAATTACGTTGCACCACAACGCACATGGGTTGGGTTGACTAAAGAGGAAATAGATCAAGGTTTACTGCGATCTTTTTATGCTTTGGAGAAAGCTAGAGCGTGGCGAGATGGTGTTGCATGGGCAATGCAACAATTAAAGGATAAAAATAATGTTTAATGATCTAGAAAGCCATTACCAAGTCCAAGAATCAAAGATCATCAATCATCCTGCATATTGGCAACCAGTATTGATGACAAGATATGGATGGGCTAAACGAGGGCATGAAACGAATTGGTACGAAACAAAGATTGAACCAATTAAAACAGAGGAGAAGAACACATGAGACTAACACGAACTTTTAATGCGGGGCACGACAACCTGTATCTCAACAAAGATGATGTTAACCGACTGCTCAAGGGGCAGATGCTTAAAGAATCTTCATTGATTGTCCAAATGGAAAATCCTGAGCGTGAATGGGTAGGGCTGACGGATGAGGATAAAGCGCAATTTGTTGTTGCGTATTACCCATCAAACTGGGACAGAAAAACGGCAGTATCTTTAATGAACGACTACGAAAAATACCTCAAGGAGAAGAACACATGAGAAAACCAATAGCATGGATGAA